AGCCGCCCTTGCAGGCGGCAGACAATGCTTAGCATCGTCCCCTCTCATGAGGTCCGGCAGGAGGGAAACCAGACCTCCGACGTTCGGCCCCCCCGAGAAGACAGAGTCTTCGCGACCGACGGGATATTCGGTTGAAGTTACGACTAGAACCTCTGACTCGCACCACTGTCGCTCCTTGATCGGAGAAAACAGGGTAAGAGACGTGAGGTCCCAGCGAACCGCTTGCCCCCACACACGCTGTGTGGGAGGGTCAAGGGATCTTCTCTTATAAAGCGAGTGAGACCCCTCTCGTGATGACTGAGACGGTCACAAACGTCGGTGACGTCATCCTCCGAGCGGACAATCACAAGAACGACTAAGAGTCATTCTAGTTAGTATCCACTGGAAGGATGCTCTCCTAGCAAGAGGGCTGAAAACCTTGGGACAATCGTCCGGTTGGTCTTCAAGACCTGCTCCCCAGGAGAGGAATCTTACTCCCTTGGAAAGAGAGGTATCGTCGGACTTCAAAACAATTCAACTATGTTAGTTAAATTATTTATCAATCCTAACCTCGGTTCCCGTGGGCGTCTTTTTCATGTCACTGCTAGCTTACTTCAATCGAAGGAAGAGCAATTCAGAGTCAACAACGATATTCTATCGTATACGGCGGTACAAGCTGTACCGGCCGAATCCAGGACTATTGCACATTGGCAAGTCCTCCTAGATTGGGAATTGCAGCGCACGAGGCCATACGTGATCGTAGATCCGTTTGACCCCAATGGGCTGCTCTACCTTTCTACTCAGGAATACATTGTTCAATCCCGGACCTTAGGCTCCATGAATGCTCCCTTCATTGTTGTTGCCCGTCCGGGTTCTAAGAAACCGGACCCCATCACCAAAATTCCCCCCAATCTAAGATCGGAGAGAACCTGGGTAGGGATCGATTTTGATCCAGTAACATGGCGAAAGATGCGAGACCTAAGGTCTTTCATCGCTCGGAATGTTTCCTGGGGTCAAGGCGATACGGTCAAGGTCAATGATGGAAACATCATGGGACTAGTGTTTGTGTGGACAAGGGAACTTCTCCATTACTTACACGTGAAGAAACCGGCGGCTGCCCAAGACCAATTCTTTGGTTTTGGAAAGCACCTCCAGGCTATCTTAGTGGCTAATGGGCCCGACTTCCTAATCAAGAGGCTAAAAATCCTCTTGTTCGCTCTGTATTCTTTTGTAGGTGGAAACCCACTTAAGACTACGGAGCCATTAGGACAGAGGATAAAGCTCTCCAATGGGCTCCCAACTGTATTTCCAAGGGCGCTCCGTGAGTCAATCCGGACCGGGTCGCTAATGCGAATCCGTGTCTGGGCTTCCTTATTAAATATTTACAAATATCTAAAAGGAACTCATGGGGCTACGCCCTTGGACACAATTGAGGCCCCTCCATTCGAAGGAGATATCGCCTCATTCCATGACTTCTGCACGGCTTACAATGGATTCTTCCGTTGCCTTGTGGCTGAGATCGGGGTTTTACCCCCTTTTCAATACCAATCGGCATCAGGAAAAGCCATTGTGTCGGCAGGAGCTAATACCTCTTGCTCGCTAACCTCAATCCCTTTCGATGCGATTGCTTGGTCTGAGACCTTCAATCTGCCTCTTCAGTGGTTTTGGTTAAACGGCGATAGGAAATTAGCAGGATTCATGGAAAAGGTGATGCAGGAAGCCAAGCAACAGTGGAAGCTCATCGGAGTAGGGTCTAAGTCGGGGAGATTCCATCTACCTAAGGACCAGGATAAACTTAGAGTTTTCCTTCGAAAACTCAAGTCCCTGTTCCCTGTTAAAGGCGATTTAAAACGCCTAGAACAAGTGGTGGATGGGTCTTGGTCGTCTTTTGCAGACGGCCTCTCCGCGGAAGATCTTCGCGCTATGCGTGAATTAATCGCTCCGTGGAACCGCGATAAGGACCTTACCCCAGATGATGACCACACATTTGCTGTCAACCTGTGGCTCCTCGCCCGAAGGGGACTGTGGACTGAGAAGATCGCATTCTCTAAACCGGTTACGGGACGGCTCATAGCCATCCCAGAACCGGCAGGGAAGGTAAGAGTAGTTGCTGCTTGTGATTATTTCACACAAGTAGCACTCTACCCTCTTCATGAGTACTTGTTCAGCATACTAAGGCTGATCCCTACTGATGCAACTTTTGATCAGGAGGGAGCAGTCAAGGCCTTTTCAGAAAAGGGTTACACGAATATATATTCGTATGACCTCAAATCTGCAACGGACTTGATTCCTTGGCAGCTTTACGAGCCACTCATGACTATCCTCGTCGGTGAGCAACGTGCGAAAGCTTGGCTTGCGCTGTTGCGGGACCGAGATTTCTATCTAAAACCTTCTAAGAAGGATTTAGCGGAAATTAAGGATTGCCCTCCGGAGATAAAGGTGCGATATTCTAGAGGCCAACCCATGGGAGCGTATTCATCCTGGGCGTTGCTCGCCTTGGTCCACCACGCACTAGTGCAGTATGCGGCTCGCTTAGCGGGCCACACTGCCTGGTTTCGGGACTATCTCGTCTTAGGAGATGACATCGTCATTGCCTCCGATGAAGTAGGCCAGAAGTATCTCGACATTTGCGAACGTTACGGTATCACGGTTGGGTTGCCTAAGTCTCTCATATCCAAAAAAGGAATGATGAACTTTGCATCTCAAACGCTGATAAAAGACGTGAACATCTCGCCCATATCTTTCAAGGAGGAGTTAAACTCCAACTCTTGGGATAGAAGGCTTGAGTTCGCGAACCGTATAGATCGTCGATGGGGGGATAAACGTGGAGATCAGGTGGCTTCCCTTAGAAGAATACTTTCCTATGCCCAGTGGCAAGCCTTGCAAGGCGAGCTACAGGGTAAGGAGTGGAAATACACTCTTGGGTTTATTCTCTTTATTCTACAGCAACCATTCCGGGGGAACGACTGCCATATTGGAAAGATTGTCTCATGGCTAGGGCTGTTAAGCCCAGAGCTTAAGACTCTTCCGGGAGAATTAGTCCAAGAGCTTGATCTTGAATTAAGGCTTTCCATCTGGAAGGCCCTAAGGCAAGATTACCAGACCTCTGTGCAGAACTGTATCGCTACGCAGCGTGTACAGTATGCAAAGGGCAGCATGCTGGAGCAATCCGGCGTGACTGGGTATAATACCGTCTGGACTTACTTGGGTAGGGAAGTATTCAAGAACCACATTAACGATTCAATCTTTGAACGATTAATGGACCTTAGTCCGTTATTCGACAAAGTCGAGTCCCAATGGGAAAGAAGGTCTCCGACCACTGAGTGGTCTGAGATTCTTCCTCCCATACAGGATTTGATCTACATGTGGGATGAGTATCAACGTATTCCAAAAGTGGTTCTGCCGAAGATTCTGGAGACCGACTTCCGTCAGGGCATCATAGATGTTCTGAGGAGTGTCGTGACTCAGGATCTTCGTAAGGCAAAATCTATCCTGAAGCAGAATCCGAGATGGGACATAGTCCCGTCTTGGTATCTGGTTAAGGAGAGTCTTCATGCTCCTTTGAGAGAGATCTCATTGGCTGTCGCAAGAAAGCTGGGAGTGATACTCCCGGTCTATTCATTGCTTCACCGGTATCCCCCTCAAAATCTACGCAAGGCCCTTGGGCTTGCCGTAGCAGAATACCGTTCTTCTAGAATTACGCGTGATGCGTCGCCGCACATGCGAGATCCTGATCCCCCAGGGTCTGTTCAAGAAGAACAGGGTACCCAAGAGACCATACCGCTACCCGAAATCGTCGTAAACGACGTCCCGGAGTAGGATACTATTCCTGTTG